CGGGTAGTGGGATCGAAACAGTGCTGACAGACTACAAGTCTGTAGTGTTACCGCTCCACTAACCCCCAACAGAATCCTGAATTGTAAAAGAACAATGTTTAAAGCACGATGGCTATAAAACAAAAAACCCTCTGGACTTTCATCTCAGAGGGTTTTGGGAAGTAGACTGTTTGTTGTCTAATCTAGTTTCCAAAACCCTCACTATCAATCTCAAACGCATTATATCCAACTGATGTGCGTGAGCATGTCCAGCCACTTAATAGCGGGAGATGTTTCTGCATCGATTTGGATATGTTTCTTAAGTTCATGATTGAATTCTACTACACCTTTGTTTATTTGTCAAGCACTATTTGAAATAACCTTACTGTTCGTAGGGTTGTTAATTATATAGGAAATTTTAATTTCATTTTTGTTAGAAAATCTTTATTACTTATACAAGTAGTTAAAACATTTTGTTGATTAGATAATAACGCATTTTTAAAATATGAAAGATATTGTAACTCTTTCTCATTAAACTTTTCTTTCAGTTTTAATGGATCAATCAATTCCAGCCCACAAGCCACTTGAATCCAGCTATGATTTGTGAAAGAAATCGTTTCTATATTAGCATTTAAATTTTCTTGTAACACTTCTAAAATATCATTAATATTACTTATGATTGTGTTATTGTTTCTGAATTCCGTCCAAAATTTAGAGTCATTTCTTTTTGTTAGATAATGTAATTGTATAAATTCTAAAATATCAACAGCAGTTTTATAACATCTATCGTTAAATCTGTTTTTAAAGACTTCTGATTTAACATTAATTCCATCTGAAGAAAGAAAATCATATAAGTTTCTATAACTATTGTATATTGAAGACGCTTCCAAAGGTTCTATAAATCCTTGTGAAATGCCAACAGCCATACAATTTTTCACCAAAACATTTTTAAAAACTCCAGCCTCAAAATTAAATGTTTTAGGACTTTCTAATTTTAGATTAAAATATTCCTCAGCTTCTTTTAACGCTTCTTCATCAGATATAAATGAAGAATCAAAAACATACCCACATCCATACCTATCTTCTACTGGAATTTTCCATATCCATCCATATTTCATTGCGATCGCATCAGTCTGTGGTGCAAAATCTCCATTATTTTCTATAAAAAATGGCAGTGCTTTCTTCATAGGCAAATGATTAGCATACGACTTCCATTCAGTTTGATAAAACTTTCCTATAATTAGTCTAGCAAATCCAGTGCAATCAAAAATAAAATCACAATTATAGATTCTATCATTAACCACTACAGAATCTATCTCATGGTTTTCATTACTTTTTATGTCAGATAGTTTTCCCTCAACTCTAATTACACCTCTTTGTTCTGCAACTTTTCTAAAATATTTTGCCAATAACCTAGCGTCAAAATGCATAGCCCATCTGTTATGTTGAGTGAATGCCTTAATTGGATTCTCACTATATGCATTGATGTTATTATTAAAAGAGAATGGAACTTTATTGTTTTTACATAGTTTAGAAACTAAACTCAATTCATCTAGATGATTGTTCTGTATAACATTAAGTGAACAAATATCGTTACTGAATTCACTTAGTCCATTAGTTGGAGTAAAAGAGTGGTAATAACTTTTATTATCACCATTCCAATTCACAAAATTAATACCGAGTTTTACAGTTCCTTTACAGTTTTCTATAATTTCTGATGCCGAAATATTAACTACATCTAAAAAATCAATAAAATGTGGTGTAGTTCCCTCTCCTGCCCCAAGAATTCCTATCTCTTCACTTTCAATTAAAGTGATTTCATAGTCTTTATGAAAATGATTAACTAAAAGAGCAGTCATCCAACCAGCAGTTCCACCACCAACAATTACAATTTTATTGATTTGTTTACTCATTATACTTGCTCAACTCTTATTTTACATTTTTCTAAAAAATCAATACCAAGTTCATCTCGATATGATTCTCGAAAGTAAACATGTTCTATTCCTGCACCATGAATCAACTTAGCACAATGAATACAAGGAGCATGAGTGCAGAATAAACTGGAGCCATAGCCTGATTCACCATCACGAGCCAATTTGATAATTGCGTTTGCTTCAGCATGTATAACCTCATCTTTCGTTTTTGTAACCTCTGGATAGTGGTAAACAGTGCGAGATTCCATGTGCACTTCTTCGTGCTCAGGAATAGTTTCTTCACATTCGTTTGTCCATCCAGATGGCATTCCATTATATCCGATCGAGATGATACGATTGTCTTTTACGACAACCGCACCGACCTGCAATCGCTTTGCACTGGACAACTGGGCGAATCTCTCCGCAGTGTCCATAAATGCATCAATCCATTTTTGTTTCATCGTAGTGTATATTGGTTAATAACTGCTCCAGGTTTCTTTAGCGCAGCTTCTCTTCGTTGTTTATATTCTTCATTCTCAACATCAAGTGGTGCTGCTGAGATAGATTTTACAGCTGGCACTTCTTCTTCCAACTCTTTGAATTTTTCGTCACGAGATCTGGCATTCACTGGTTGTGTCATACGACGAGCATCTTCTGTTGCAATCTTAAACTGCACATATGCACGATACACATCACCTTCTTTGAACACTGCAATGTTCTCTCGTTTAAAGAATCCCATTGCTTGCTTCACACGAACCTTTGTGACACGATCAATTTCTCGTTCAACAGCAGCACCACCAGTTCCATTCTCAGTGGTTGATTCACGAGTAACAGAATCAATATCTGTTCTCAGTCTTGCAGCAAGTTGCGTCTTAGCACCAATGGTTGCTTTGTCGATGGCAAACTGCATATCTTTCGATACATCAGTCGCAGTGACCACGATAAACTTCGTATCCTCTGGATCTTTTGCAAGATACCACTGAGGGATGTTATCGAGTTTGTTGGCTGGAATCTCAACTGTCTTGTTGGGATCTGCCTTAAAGGTTGAGCATCCTGATAAGGCTATCACAGATGCCATTGTACAAATCATAATATATTTCATTTCAAGTTCTCCGTTTAATAACAAAATTGTGGTAAACCACTCGCCTAGCATTTATAGGCACTGACGAAATCTGCCGATAAATCTCATCTCTCGTCATACTGCTACTAAAAGTAATCTTAACTTTGGTAAAGACTGCCATTAGTGTATCTTTACTTTCAGTCGCATTAGACATTATGTCTGCTTGCCACCAGATACCGTCAGGTAAAGTCAACTTACCATGTAAGAGATTACTCTTAATTCCATCGTAGGGATACATCATATGCATCTTGTCATCGTATACACTAAACAAGTATACATACATTGGCTCTCTAGTGATTACATCAAATGGATATTTCTGCCCATTGTATGCAAAGTGACTGGCATTCTCAATGTCTCCTGCCAGTGGTCTGCTTGGGTCAAGTTCAACCTTAACCTCAACAACACAAACATCTTTCTTTTGTTTTACCTTCTGGCTTATTACTTTCTTTAAAGTACCAGCAGATTCAACCTCAGTCTTTTTAACATAATCACACTCAACACCTTCTGCATTTCGTTCTCTGCAAATATGTTGTTTCTTTACTTCAAACTCTTTTACAGCGTAGCGTTCAATAGCATCATTGACAGCAAGTGCTTTTGCTATGTTACAGTCTTCTGATTCGCCAGTTCCAAATGAAACATCTGCGTATGCATTGGCACAAAGTAACAACCATAATATAGCAAACTTCTTCACTTTACGCTTTCGAATCCTCGATGATTTTATCTAATACTGCAGCTGCATCCCAATGTTCTTCAATGAGACCTCGCCACTTAACCACTTCAACTTCGTCACCATCCCAGCGACTCCAAGTCTTACCATCCCAGTTACAATACTGTGGATGTTCGTACTGTGTAGTTGTCACTTCGTAACGACCAACATATGCAGGATTCGTTGCTACACCGAACCAATCAGTTCGTTCCAATTCATTTAGTTCTTCTTCAACTTGTTCTTCTTCGTATCTTTCTAGATCTTCAAGAGCATTGGTAAAGTCAAGGATGTCTTCAGGTAAGTCTTCAATTGAAGCACGATCTGTCCAGTCCAACTCAAAGTCTTCGTTAAAGCCATCATCAAAACGACCTGCAAATCCCATTCCAGGTTCATGATACATTGCACGAACAGACCAACCTTCTGTCTCCATGTATTCATACAGTGCAATTGGAGGAGACCAAGCAGAGTCAAAGTGCATAACAATGGTGTTGTCATCTTCTCGTTCCCAATCCATCATGGAAACATCCCACTTACAACCCCAGTTTTCGCATGACCAACCATAGTCCCACTCACCAGTAGGATTAGGTCGTAAATAGTTAAATGGTTGAGCATCTTCTTTAAGCAACTCTTGCTCAAGACCATCAATCACTTCTTTATTATCGTGGTGCACTGTTGCACTGTTATAACACCAATTCGGCATAATTCACTCCATTCATAATGTTCGGTTAATCTATTATACTACATTCAATGTTGCATGTCAAGCATTATTTTGTTGCAGTCTTTTCTTTCCACTGAGTAATCGCAGGAATGATACCTGCATCTGATACAAGTTTCCATGTAATCTTTGGATACATCTTCTGCAACTTCTGGTCTTTAACTGCAATAAGAATTGCTGCCTCAGTAGGATGGATACCTTCCAACAGACCAATAAACAATCCTTCTCGCTTGATTGGTTTTAGATCTTGACGGATGAACACATACATTTTCTTTGCTTCAAGAAACAAGTTTGTGTCGCACATTCCAACTGGTTGATCGGCAGGTTTAAATGGTGGCTCACCTTCAGGTAATAGCATTTTGTGCGATGGCAAGAAGTTGTGCGCAAACAATACCTTTAGTAGAAATTCATCTTTGTGTTTCTCAATTGTTTTTGGATCGTCATTGATCTCTTTAAGCATTTCGGTCACATATTGTTTCATTAAAAATCCTCTAGTTCGTCTAATAGTAAACGGCAACGATGCTCAATCAAATAGTTCATGATAGTCATCTTATCACCACTCGGTTGTGTATTTATGTATGCTTTGATAATATCTTCTGAAACATCAGGCGGAATATGATCGAAGTCAACCAGTACACTATTGCGCTGCCAATTGCGTCGTTCCTCGTCATTCTTACAAGCAATGAATCCATTGTCAAAGAACTCTTGTAATCGTTTAGCACTCATTGGCTTTTGTCGTTCACCTTTCATGAATACATCGTCTTTGCTTAGGATGTTTGGCACACCATCACCAGTATCACCCTTAACGATATGCTCAATCTTATGCTCAATGATTTCTTTATGTGATGCAGTAATGTATTTCTTCTGCATTGGAGACCACTGCTTTACATTGTTGAACAACTGCAACTGCTTGAAGTCTTTATCAGAGGATAGAATCAATATCTTCTGTGGATCTTCAACCAATCCTTGTTGCACTAGAAGATTCTCTTGTAGATACTTTGACATAACTGCAATGATGTCGTCTGCTTCTGCACGATCTACATGCAATACACGATATGGAAAGTGCGTGGCAAGATCAGTACGCATCTCTGATAGTGTATCAAAGATCAATTTCCAATCGAGATCTGATTTATCTCGATTGCTTTTACGCATACCTTTGTAGAACTCAAAGTATTCCTTGCGCCAGTACTTACGACCATCGCAACAGATGACTAACTCTCCGTAATCTTTACCATACTTTTTCTTGTATGATTTAAGAGTGGACAGAGTCACATGACGAATAAGATTCTTTACTTCTGCTTCGCTACCCTTCAACTCACGCTGGAAGGTAAGGATGGCTGCAAGTGCCACCTGACTATAATCAACTAATATCATATTAAAATGCTCCCAGCAAAATACATTCTTCATTGACACGACCATTCGGCACAGTTACCGTAGTGGTTAATGGTTTCATTGCACCATTCAATGGTCGCTTACCCAGTACTAATCCCTTAAAGAATACATCTGGCTTGCGCAACATCTGTGTTTTAGATTCTTTGATATCGAATCCAATAATTGTAGTACCCTTAACTGTAAGCACATCATTGATTGCTTTGTAAACAGTTACCTTACGATACTTGGTGTTGTATACCCATACTTCAGACGATCCAACAATCGTTTCTGGTTTGATTGACTTAAGATTCAACTCAGTAAATTCTTTCATGTACTTCATCTTGGCAACCACCTTACCAGCTGGTTGTGGCTTACGCTTTCTTGGTGCACGATTCGCTTTAGCAGTCTGCACTTGCTGACTACAATCAGCAATGATGCTCTCCAAGAACTCAGCAAACTTCTTTAACTCTCGTTTTGTGAAGTTGGAATATCCTTCGATAAGTTGGTCATCGTCACCTTGGATGGCTTCACGAATTTCTTCCAACTGTCCAACATAGAACTCTCCGATTCGTTTTGCAATTGGTGCTGCCACTTCATTTGATAGTAGATAGTTCTTTGTCGAGAAGTCTGACTTCTTCGTTTGGGTAAACTCATCAATTGCTCCATCTATTTCTGCAGCAAGGTCATGTGCTTTCTCTTCCATTCGCTGTTGAATGGAGATGACATTGGTAGGTAGTTTTTCGACTTCAACTTGTTCAACAATTTTCTTTGCGTCCTCTAGCAATTCTTTTAACTTGTTAGTAAAGAATGGACTAATATTACTCAGTTGTTTCAAGTCCGTCTGCTCATTTGACATGAGACGACATAGTGAACCAAATGTGGTAAATTTGTAGTCAGGGAGTTTCTTAAGTTGTTTAGCAATTTTTAGTTCCTTCTTTGTGAAGAAATCAATTGTAAACATCTTCTGTTCTTTCGCACCAGTGTTGACAGAGTAGTATGTCAACGCACGACTCAGACTGGTCGTAAAGTCCAGTTGGTCGAGTGTTGGTTCGAACTTCTTTTGTGACAAAAAGATTGCTTGGTTTTTTGCACGACGCTTTGCAGTATTCACAGCCATAGGTTTGTAACCTCCATAATATAATATCTATTATACCGCAATTCGCAATTAAAGACAAGCACTATTTTGAAGTAATTTTCTCGTATAGTTCCACGAAGTCCTCGTGGTCTGCAACTTCTTGTGCGAGATTCTGCTTGTGATATGTCTTTGCAATCTTGGAAATAACTTTCTTAGGAATTTGCAATGTATCAGATTGTTCTTTAACGATCTCACGAATTAAATCTCGTTCTGCTTCAGTACGAATCATTGAGTTGCTAATCTCTTGAATAGCACCTTGCAAATCTTTCTTCTGTTCAGGTGTTAATGCGTAGTTCATTTCTTACCTCCAAATGATACTCCATTAGTTCCACCAACTACACCACCAAGAATGACTGTTGCCATCCATGTTTCAAGTGTAACTGGGATTGCCAATGCAGGGAATAATGTATTCAGTGACCAAATAGTTGCTATTGGAAATATAACTA